CATACACAATTGTAATTGTGGCATGTAATGTTCGGGTACACTATCATCTATTGCTCTCATCATGGGACACTTAATTTCAACTAACTTACCTGATTCACTTACTCCGTCTGGACTACCACCTAAAAAAGAATATTTGGGGTGTGGACACAATCCTAATTCATGAACAACTTCGCTGTAACGTTCTTCATAAAGTATACGCGCCTCGTCTTCGTATTTTTCACCGTGTCTCGTTGCTTCATTACCTGTAAAAACTGGACCTTTACCACACTTACGTAAAAGGAGTTGATGAGGTGTTTCATATTTGTTAACACCTATAGCCGATGCAGCATCACTTGCCGTGAGCATACCCATTCTAAGATCTAACCATTCTTGTGATTTCTGTGGTGCATACTCAAATTCTAACCATTTTTTAACATTCGGGTGCATACTGAATTAATTACTACTATAATTTTTAAGCCTTCTTTTCATCTTCGCGTGCAATACGTATTCGTTCTCGCAAAACACGTACAGTACCCACACACGCAATGTTCCTACGCACACATTCATCAATAAGGTCCTGCTTTTTCATGTGTGACAATTTCATAATTTTACTTTCAAACTTCGATTTTATAGTATGTCCACTTCTTGATGACACTTCATTTTCAACAATCACCGTCTCTTCATCGGAAGAATATTGTACTTCAGAATCTTCGTCTTCCAATTTATCACATGTAGGTGAAGACGGTGGTGTATCATCAAAACGATCCACGAAAAAAAGTAATTTTATACCAACAACTATACCTATTAAACCACCAGCAATATATAAACACGATTTTAACATTTTATAGGTAAAAATAACCCTTATTTTTTAAGTATAATTAAAGTTGTGAAGAAGGTGGTTGAGGAGTTGGTGGAGGGGGTGGTAAAATTTCCGATCTTTCTGATTTATTTGGTGCAGGACCCGGAGGAGGAGGGGGTGGATAAAAAAACCTTTTTGCGGCGTTTTGTTCTGCCTGTTTTTTATTTTTTGCGTGACCCCTACCCAAAAACATGTTATTTACGTACACGTCGATATAAAAAATACCATTTTCGTGTGAAACAACTCTGTATTCGGGTAAATTAAAATTGTTTGTTTGACAATATCTCATAAGATGATCTTTAAAGTTATCATCTACCATTATAGAATTTAAATCTATAAATTCAGGGTTAGTATATATATTCAATATAAACTGTTTTGCGTGAAGTAAACCAAGATCAAGGTATATGGCACCTACAATTGATTCAAAAACGTCTTCGAGAATTTTTGGATTTTTATTCCATTGATTACGCATACCCTTTTCATCCATTTGAACCCATTTATAAAGTTCAAGTTTGTTTGCAATATTTGCAAGAGTTTCACCTCTAACGAGTTTTGTACGAGCTTTGGTAAGAAACCCTTCCTGTTTATTTTCGTATCTATCAAATAAATACTTAGTTATCACAAAACCTAACACGGAATCACCAATGAACTCTAGAGTTTCGAACGACCCATCTAAGTTTTCATTTTCTTTTAAAACAGATTTATGTGTAAATGCTTTTTGGTACAAATCTATATTAGATATCTTTGTACCAACAAGGTTCTCTATATTTGACCTATCAATAATCATTTATTGTATTATATTAAGTTAATTGTATATTTTTTTAAGTTACTTAAGTTATTATTACGCACTTTCGACGCGAGTATAATGCGGACTCAAATATTTTTGTAAATTCAAAAAGGTAATTTGAACATCGTCCGGTGGTTGAAGAAGATTCTTCAATTTATCATCGAGCATAAGAATACGACCATTATCTGGATGTTTCAAGTTATTCTCAGTCACGTAATTGTTAATTGCTCGTGTCACGGTACTTCTAGACACTAACTCACCTTCTGGGAGTTCGAGGAAATTACGGAGTTTTTCGGAAATAGCTTGTTTACGATTAAACCCGTTATTCTTTGCACGAGACGCCGCCTTTTCACCTGTCGGGTCATCCTGTTTAGCTTTAATTTTTCTAACAATTTTGGAAAGTGATTTAATATCAGAACGGAGTGCGGCGATTTCTTCGAGAACGGATTCAATGGACATTTTTATATCTTATATACAAGACGTATCTTTAAGTCATTTTCTAAATACTAAAATTGAACTCAGAATAACCAATATTATCATAGATGAAAATAACAGTTTAAAAATTTTTCTAACTTGATTATCATATGGTATTGTATATTTACCAAAGGAGTATGGTTCACGTGCTTTAGCTCCTAAACATTGACCAGGGCAACCACCGTGGCAACACCCTGGTTTACACTGTACCACATACCCATTCTTACGTATACCACATACTTGTATATTTTTTGGATCTTCTGAGTTTACATCAGCATAACATCTACACTCACCGAATATTTCGTCGCACTTATTTGCATCACTCTGACAATCCATATTATTATATACACAATATAATAATGGTAACTAAGAAACCGAGTACTAATAAAAAACCTTTAAAAACCGGTGATGTTTTACCACGAAAGACAGTAAAGAATTTACCTAAAAACTTCTTTTATTTATTCAATGATTTTTCTGATAAAACTATCGAAGACTGGGTAAAGAGAAAAGTGTGTTTTGGTGATAAAACCTTGTATAAATACATTTCAGAGTACTCGAAAGAAAACATTAAAAAGTTTAGAACTCGTGTACATAGACTTTACCCAAACGAAACGTTTGATGAAGCTGCTAAAGTACTCGTAACTGAGTCTATACGTCCACTTATGTATGATATAATAGACGATTTAACGAAGTTTTTGAAACCAATGGGTGATTTGATCATTAGTGGTGGCGAAGCTGTAAATTTTCATCTAAATGTAAATGATAGAGTAATAACATCGGATATTGATACGAAATTTGTACCTAAAATGAAACCCGATGATAAGTATTTTGGTAAATTACAAGCCGTTAAACTTTTACTTTGGAATAAATTGGGTGAAATAGCACAACGTGATAATTATAAAATTATAAACAAGGTTATTACAGAAACAAATCAATATTTTAACGAAAAAAAATTTAATTATAGTAATAATTCTAGCGCTGTATACAGAACAAATTGGGGGTATAGAATTGCAAGGTATATCGGTTTAGCAACTGCAACTAGTAAAGGGTCTAAGGGATACCACGTTACACGAAGGTACTCATTAATGCCTAAACGTAAAAACGTAAAAGGGGGTTCTAATGTACTCATAGACGTTGAATTGTTTACGTTAGATATGAAGTTTCGTTTGGTTAATACGAAAACTGGTAAGCTTGAAGATCAAAATTTTGGAGGTATTCTCGATATTGCTTTTATGCGTCCAAAACAACTTGGTTATAACATCGCAAAGGCAAATTTTAGAGGTGGTACTAACATGTCATTTACAAATCAAAATAGGAACATTTCTTATATAAAAAAGTATAAATATCTTAGCATACCGACAAAGCATTATCTCATCGAAGACATATACATGATGCAAAAGATGGGTCTTAGACCAGACCCAGCTAAAAAAGAAAAGAATCGCAAACGTATGGTTTTACTCGCAAGACAAATGTCAAAAAAGAAAATTTTGAGTACTGATTCTATGGATACAATTGCAAAGAAGGTCGGTATTAAACTCGGTAAACCTGCGCACACATTCCGAACGTATACAAAAGTTGGACCACAAATAATTAAAAAAGCTACAAATATCAACCCACAAAAGTATAAACTCGCAACAACAACACCGTCCAAACCAAAATTGAGTAAAGATATATTTTACGGGTTAAAAGCAAACCATAATGAAATGAAGACACCTCCTAACTATTTACGAACTCAATCTAACCATATTTTTAATATGGAAAAAATGAATTGGAGACCAAATCCAAACCAAAACTATGTACGTAACGAAATGAATTTCAGGCCAAATAAACCAAGGCCTTTACCATCAAAAATAAATAATGTAAAAATGGAAGAAACCCTATACGGTTTCAAACCAATTAGAGACCAATGGGTTCCAAAACCATTACTTGAAAAATCTGCTATGATACCATTTATTGGTTTAAAGAAATGAAACCAATGTAACATATAAATGATTTACGGTACACCAGTCAAAGGTGAAGATGGTATGTACCATGTTAAGGCACTCACACAAGAAAATAAGAAATGTTTTATTAAACTTTCGGATGTTAAAGTCTCAGATGTTGATGTAAGTACAGGAGAAGTATCTTTTGATATTTGTTCAGAGGAAAATCAGTCTAAAATTGACACGATCAACGCGTCTATTCTCTCTTCAGCTCTAGAAAATAGTAAAGAGTGGTTCGGAAAAGAACTTCCAGAAAAAATTATTAATAATGCTTTCACAAAAAGTGAAGATATTTCAACAGATATTATAGAAGCAACTCGTATTTTCGATTCCGAAAAACAACTCGTTGAATTATCCGATACTAATACGGTCTTTTGTTCAGGGAAAGACTGTTCAGTATTTGTGGAATTTGCAGGAATATGGTTCGCGAAGAAAGCGTTTGGTCCGACTTGGAATCTTGTTCAAGTAAAAATCCACGAAGAAAAAAGTGAAGAACCAGAGACAGAAGAATCTCCAGTCGAATCTTACCCAGAAGAATACATGTTTGAAGATGAAATTGAAGTCGAAGATTCGAAATAAAAAAAAATTATTTAGTATATATAAAGATGATGAAGAGATATAATAAAATCCCAGTTAGAAAAGTTATTCTCGCCCTCGCTATCGCGGTAGCAATTTACTACATAACAACTACCTATACCTCTATGTATTCCATAAAGGAACAAGGTTTTGAATTCAGTTCACCAGCTAAGGAACAAGTTGAAGGTGCGGCGACAGAAGCCCCACCAGCTAAATGCGACATGAAAGCGGGTACCGGTTTGGCGTCCTCTCTCCTCCCAAAAGAAGTTGCGTCCCAGGAAGACTTCGGTGAATTCGCACCAGAAGACGTACTTGCCGGACAAAACTTTCTCGAACCAAGACAACAAATTGGTTTCCCAGAAACAGTTGGTGGCGCTTTGAGAAATGGCAACAGACAAGTTCGTGCCGATCCACCAAACTCTAAAGAACCATTCGTGTGGAATAACTCCACTATAGCACCAGATACTATGCGTCGACCATTGTGTTAAATTAATTATTTAAAGAATAAAAACGTATTTTATATATAAAACATTATGTCAGGAAATCCTACAGAAGAACTTTCAAACAGCGTCTCTAAATTGGTTGAACTTAACAAGCAAATTACAGAAGCCCGAGAAGATATAAAGATTTTAGTACAAGCAGAAAAATCTTTAAAATTACAGGTCAAGAAAACTATGACCGATAATGGTTTAGATGTTATAAACCTCAAAAAGGGTAAAATTTCAGTTAAGAAAAGTTCCAGGAAACAAGGTTTAAACAAAACCTCAGTCATGGAAGGTCTCACCACATATTTTGACGGAAACGAAGAACAGGCAACAAATTGCTTAAAGGTTATACTCGATAACTTACCAACAAAGGAATCTACATCTCTTTCTCTTACGGGTATCAAGGATAAAAAAACGGAATAAATAACAATAATGGTTTGGAATCAATACGTATACGAAGCTATGAACGGTAATGAAGCCTACAATAGCGATAACGACGAAATGATTGAACAAAATGAACCTTTACATATAAACGATTGGGAATTAGAACACCAGGAACACCTTCGTTATATGTGGGGGATACTACAACAGTATCTATACGATTCGGCAATGTCGCATCTTATTTTAAAATTTGCAAATTATGACGAATTTGTTGAATTTTGCTTTTACAACTCTGAATATGGTTCTTAGATTAAATTATAATTATAATATATATACAAACATGTTACCAGATATCACATCACAAAAAGTTACTTTACCAGCTTCGCTTTTTTTAGCACTCAGTCCAGGTATTCTTCTCAGAACAAATGGTTCAAAAATCGCGTTCAGAGATGGTCTCACGGGTCAAACTGCAGTTCTCTTTCACGCACTCGTATTCTTCCTCGCGTTCTCTCTCATTTCCAAGGCTATGGGTATCGTTCTTACGAAAACAGACCTTCTTACTACAACAACACTCTTCCTTCTACTCAGCCCAGGTATTCTCTTGAATATACCACCAGGATCCAAGGGTCTCTTCATGTCGGGTCAAACAAGCATTTCTTCGGCCTTTGTACACACACTCGTGTTCGCACTCGTGTTCGCTCTTTTGAGAAAGCAATTTCCTCAGTACTATTAAATGGTAAAATGGAGTACTTGGTTATTGGACCAGGTGCAATGGGAGGATTTTCAATGCTAGGATACCTTAAAACAATAGAAGACTCACTCGATAACATAAAAGAATATTCAGGTGCATCAGCAGGTGCCATAATAACTGTTTTCTTAGCTTTAGGATTTAGTATAGATGATATATTATACAAATTAGCCGAACTCGAAGGTAATAAATTAGTCAAGCTTAATCTAAAATGCTTCATGAATAAATATGGTTTAGTTGATTTAAAACCTATACGTGATAAATTCGTAGACATTTTTGAATCAGATCCAACGTTTTCAGATATAGAAAAGAAGTTATATATTTCTGCGTTTTGTGTAAATACTTCTAAAACTGTTTATTTTTCAAAAGATACGCACCCAGATATGAAAGTCATAGATGCGTTATGTATGAGTATAGCAATACCGTTTATATTCTCTTCGTATAGATACGAAGGAATGGTATATGTAGATGGCGGTACTTTAGAAACATTACCATCTGCACCATTTCTTAATAAAAAAACTAATAAAGTTTTATGTATTCGTATGAAAATGGAACCAGAGTATATAGAAGATATAAAAAGTCCAAAACAATTTGCAGAAGCATTGATTGCATCCACATTGAATAATAGACAACAAAATGTATTACAAAATTGCAAAGTTGTTGATATAGATATAGGTCAGGTTGACGTTTTCAATTTCAACATGAATTACGAAGAAAAAATGAAATTATATTTAGCAGGTATGGAAACTTAATATTGTTATAAACTTTTTTTTTGGTTTATAACAATACGGATGCCTGTGATCCAACAATAAATATAAAAGATCTTAAAACACTTATTAAACAATATACAGGCGCGAACCTTAAATTGTCAACCGTAAAATTAAGTGCTAATTGGTACCGAATTCCATACTATTTCATACAAGTAATAAAAAATAAACGTTATGCTTTCAATTAGAATGGTATATGTGAGGGTTTCATTCGTATCTTTTAAGAATAAATACGTCACAAATAATGTTATAAAAAACATCAAAAACCTGTAAACGACCGACTTAGTTAAAATACGCGATTTACTCTGAACAATGTATTTTTCTTTTTTTTGTTCAAGAGGTATCATTTACGTTGGGTATATATTTTATTTGAAACTTAATATTGTTATAAACTTTTTTTGTTGGTTTATAACAATATGGATGCCTGTGATCCAACAATAAATATAAAAGATCTCAAAACGCTTATTAAACAAAATACAGGCGCAGACCTTAAATTGTCACGAAGTCAAATTTGTGATGTTTATGCGACTACACAGGATGGTAAATTACCTTTACCACCTCTCATAATGAGTTCAGATAGGTCTTTTTTATACGATAGAAAATCACCACTAACGCGATTAGATTTTGAAAAATTGTTCAGTTCATCGACAAAAGTTGCATCTATACGCCGAATTGCAAAAAAAGTCGGTGTATCAAGACACGCGGACCCTAATTTAACAAAGGCACAATTAGTTGATATTATAGGTAAACGTCTGAAAGGTTTAAATATTCATGAACCTATCCGACTCAGAACTGTACCAAAAAAGAAAACTGAAAATAGTTTCAGTAACCTTAACTCCAATAATACGTTAAGTTATAACAATAACATCAATAGGAATGGTAACGGTAACGGGAACGGGAACGGGAACGGGAACGGGAACGGGAACGAGAACGGGAACGGGAACGGGAACGGGAACGGGAACGATAACGGGAACAGAAACAGAGAAGAAAATAATACAAATAGTAACACACCTAAAAAAATTAAGTTTAAATCGGCTAAATTAATAGTCAAAAAATCGAATTCAAATAGTGAACGAACCGGTATATATAGCGCTACAAAGATGGTAAACAGGGGTAGAGAACGAGTACCCAGTAATTTATTTAATAAATATTTTAATAGACGCAGTACCAGTAGTCGTGTATTATCGTCTAACCAATTAGCTGCACGCGAAGCAGAAAAAGTTGTATTTTTTTCAAATACAGCCGAAAATGCGTATAAAAAACTGGTCACACAAGGTAAAATAAACGAATCGTTTAGTAAATTTAAAGACAAATATAATAGTGAAAAAAAGAAATATTATAAAATCACTAATGTTGGAACACCAGTTAAAAAAACACCGTTTAAAGGTTCTAGAATTTCATTACCTGGTAGACAGAGAACAAATATAAGTCCTCAACCACCACAACCAACGGTAACACGAAACCAAGGTCAAAATTCAACGAATATTGTAACACAAGGTCAAAATTCAACGAATATTGTAACACAAGGTCAAAATTCAACGAATATTGTAACACCACAATCAAAAGGGACACGAAACCAAGGTAGAGATTCTTCGAATAATGTACCACAACCAGTAAACCCAGTTTCTAGAAATTTGAATGCAAATTTTAAAAAGGAACAAGAACAAGAATTACAAAAATACCTAAACGATAATGAAATTGCAAATCAATCTGTAAGAAACGGGTTTATAAAAATGCTTAATAACGGAACTAATTTATCAAACATAAAAACAAAAATTCGTAACAAAATTAGTAAAAATGTAAAAGAACAAGATGAAAAAAACAACGCGAATAAACGTAGAACTGAAGGTAACGCGTTAAGAAATAAGTTGAACAAGTATAATGGCGTAAACAATTATAATAAAAATAAAATTATTTTGAATTATGTAAACGGTAAGAAAAAACAGGTTAGGACTGGTTTGATATTTCGCGGTACAAAAAACGGTAACGGACCCATGTATGCTTCAATTGCTAACGTTGAAAAGGAAATTTCAAATAGAAATGCTAAAACCAAGGCAAATGCACAGGCTAAACAAACAAAAGAACGTTTAGATAGAGAAGCTAAAGAAAGAAAAGAAAAGAAACAAGCAAATAGAAATGCTAAAAAGGAACAGAACAGGCTTAATAAAGAAGAAAAAGAGAAACAGGATAAAGAGGAAAAAGAAGCTAGAAAACAACTCGTAGTAACTTTATTACAACAAAATAGGTTCAAAACTATTAAAACGAATCCAGCCATTGTTAAAATAGCAGAAAGATATATCGAACAAAAACCATTTGCGGCTAAAAATATTGCGAACGTTGAGTCAAAAATAAAAAAGTTAGTTAATCTGGCACAAGAAGGTGACGAAAGAAAAAGACGTGAATCTCTCGCACAATATGCAAAGGCAAAAGGTTTAAATATTACTAACAAAAACGTCATTGACCTTATTAAAAATCCAACGTCATCAAATACAAATATTGACAAACTCATTGAAATGAGAAACCAAGAAAAAAAACAACGCGAAGCTGAAGTACAAGGTATTAGAAACGACGAGGAAAATACCATAAACACCAACGTAAACACAATACTCAAAAACTACGTTAATGGTAAATCAGAATACGCAAACATTAATAAGGTTAAGGAGGCCATTGAAAAGGTAAAAAAGAATAAGGGTTTAATCGCGGAACAAAAGGTAAAAAATAAAGAAAAGTTAGAACGTAAAGTTGAAACGTATAAAGGTTCGTATGGTAATACGTTCAATATCGATTCGAAACCCGTACTTAACGCGTTTAATAAAGGTACCATAAATTATAAAACGGCCGATAAAGAATTAAATAAACTCGTTAAGAAAAAATCCAATAATAACGCTAAGGATAAGGCAAACAAAAATAACGCTATCAACCTCGCTCGTAAACAAACAGGTGCAATTGCTTTAAGAAATACGTATAAAAATAAACTCAATGACCCTGCTATTCAAAAAATCATTTCGAACTTCGAAACTCGAAAAACAAAAGGATTTCTTAGTAAAACTATCAAATATAACACCATAAATAATGCTAACGCCGCAATCCGAAAAATACAACAAAATAAGGAAAATAAACAGGCGAAATTAAATAAAAAAGAAAAGAATAAACAAAATAAAATTAACAAAAAAGAATCTGAAAAACAAGCTAATGTACAAAAACGCCAAGAGTCTCGTAAAGAGTTTGAACAGTTTCTCAAAAACCAAACTAACCCAAGATTGAGTTACGAAAACATTATGAAAATACGAAGTATATCTTTACTACACAACCACGTCCATTTACGAGGTAAAAATGTAAGTGTAGCAAAGGAAGAAGCTAAGAAAATAATTGACGATAAAAAGAAAGAAATACTCAAATCCCCAAATAAAATTTCGTCTAAAAATACAGAAAATATTAACAATAAGGTTAAACGTATCAATCAAGAAGCAGAAAAAAGAAAACTCGCTAACTTAGAAGAAGCTAAGCAAAAACAGGCGAAGGCTCTTGCAAATGCAGCTAAAGCTGAAAAAGAAAAAAGAAATGCTAAAAAAAGAGAAAATGCGATATTAAAAGCCGCTAAGCAAAAACAGGCGAAGGCTCTTGCAAATGCAGCTAAAGCTGAAAAAGAAAGAAGAAATGCTAAGAAAAAACAGGCTAAGCTTAACGCTCGCAGAACTGAAAGTATCAGAAGAGAGATGTTAGTAGACTCGGAAAGAAAACGTCATTCAAAAAATTTACTTGCTAAAAATTTATCAAATATTAAAAAAAGACAAAATGCAATAATAGAAGATGCTAAGAAAAAAGCGGAGGGAAACTCATCGGCGTTCTTTGCGTTAGCAAATAAAGCAATGACAGATGATAAGGAAGCAAAAGCTGAAAAGGCAGCTGCAAATAGAAAAAATGCACTCGAGAAAAAGGAAGCTGCAAGAAAAAATGCACTCGAGAAAAAGGCCGCGGCACAAAATCGACAGTTACGCGCTTCGCTTACTAAAAAGGTTAAGTCGATACAAATGGACCAAAAAGTTAAAAATAAATTACTTAACCAACTCAAAAATTATAGTGTTCCAATTAAAAATGTCGCACCAAGTATTGAACAAACAATCAAATCTGAAAAGTTAAACGGTAATTTGAACGAAGCAGAAAATAGAAAGAAACGACAACAAGTTAAGAAACAAATCGCAAATTATATTTCTAAAAAGGTTCCTAATATGTCGAAAGCTGATCGTAAGAAATATATAGATCAAGCAAACCTTAAACAATGGAAAATGGGTATATTTACAGGAAGTCAGGGAATGAGTGCAAACCAGACGTTCGATAGAATTCGAAAAAATATAAACAAAAACGTAAATGCAAGAGAAAAGAGAAAAAAAGATGAAAAAGAACTAGCGAACCGTGAAAGAAAACGAGTTCAAGCAAAGTTAATAAACACAATGAGAAATAATAAACCTCCACCACCACAAAAAAATAAAAAAGCAAACCTTAAGAAGTTGGTTAACAAAACCATGAAAGGTCGTGCAGCTAAAAACGTAAATAGACTCAAAAAGAATATCAATGAGGGAATATCCGAAATGACAGTCAAGACACGACTCGCTCAATTAAACAAACAAACAAAATATCAAAAATAAATTAACATATATAAAAGAAATAGTCTAATCAATAATAAAACATGCACAGAGGTCTATCATCCGTGATGGTACACTACGCGCGCTCTATTAGTGATGAAAAGAAAGCAAAAACTATCGTTAAGGGAAACAAATCCGAGGAATATACCGGAAGTCGTGACGACATGCACGAAAAACTTTTGTATAAATGTGGTTTAAAACAAAAAAGTGTTTGGGACACAAATTCAAAATCATTTTATACGAAAGTGTATTATGCAGACGGATCGAGTTATAATCCAGTTCTATTTCATAAGGGTAAAATCAATAAGAACCCGTTTTTTAAAGATTAAGGAGTCGTCTCCATTTTTTTCGGTGGCCTTTCTATATCTTCATGTCTTATGATAATATCGTAATTAGTTCTGTGTATATTATCTGTCATGATTAATCTACCTTTATCTGTATCGTGTATTCTTATAGATAAATAATACCTATGTGAACATGGGTCTATCATAGCCGATGATAATCTCAAATTCCGGTTTATTGTACCGATTTTGAGTTTTTTATCACTCCAAAACTTTTTCGTTTCCTCGTCATTTTGTGGACCAGCATCCACAAGTCCAGTGCAAGGCCTCCCGTCGAAGTTGATTTTATCGCATGTGAGTTTTGCGTCACCTATAGAATCAAGACCACTTTCGTCGTCGTCCGAAGAATCAATGGCACGCTTTGCTAGCTCATATCCAGCTTCCGATTCTTCGTTCCAGTAACCAACAAACTTTAACAGGTCCACATCAACGTCTTGGCCCGCGTTGATCTTAGCATCCACCAACTCTTTTAATCGTAACTGTTTTTGCGGGTACGATTCGACAATTGGTCCTTTTTTTAGTTTTCGCTGAATAGCATTCTCAATTTTATTCATACGCTTTTCCATTAAATGACGAAAAAAGGGGTTCCATATGCTTTTTTTATTATCATATTTATCGTATTTTTCAGCACAAACACCCCTCATAATTATGTACTTTTCCAGATCTTTATCATCCGTCGAAAATATATCCTTTTGATATTGTAATAATTCACGTATTTTTTCTCTTTCATCTGTAGAACTCACCATTGAATTATCCGAACTAAAATAATCACGCGTATTGACGTCTTTAAATGCATATGGGTACACGTGAACAGTTTGAATTTTATTTTCCGTTTTATCCATGTCCATTGTTAACGTGTTTCCCATTACACCGATTCCACACCCGTTTACGTTGGTTGCTATACTCGTAACAGATATAGTAATAGGAAATCCCGTTAAATTAAAAAAAAGAACTGTTGTTGGTGTCGTATGTTTCATTTTAGATTTTCGTGTACGTTCTACTATTTTACAATTACTTAGTCTAATTATAGGGTTCCAAACTACGAATTTGGGAATACAAAACCATTTATACCGAATACGCGTGGGTGAACGCGAATAATCCTTTAAAAATTCTCTTATTATTCTTGAACAGTTTTCGTATTTCGGAGTATCATTCTCTGGATTCATTATTTATATATGTTACTATTTTACTGACGAATTTGAAAACCAACAAGGTGAAGTAACCATCAAGTGTTTTGGAAGTGAAATTGATTATTAACAACTTTCTTTTTTCATCCATTTTTCAAGGCCACTTTGATTGACGTGTTTATCCTTGAAAACGATATCACAATTTGAATGGTGTAATATTTCCTCCATGATTGGTTCGTCCTCTCTACCATTTTCGTGTAAACTATATACGGTTAAATAATACGTATATGTACATGGATCTATTAATGCACTAGATGCTCTCAAACACGCCGAAACTTTCACGGTTGTATCATGATCATCATTGAACATTAATCTTTGAAACCACCGTTTCTTTTTGAATTTATTAAGGTAACCATTTTCAGATAATTTAGGTTCTATTATACACTTTTGC